CCCGAAGCATTAAATATACTTTCAATCGCAACACCGCTTACTATTGAGCAACTTAATGAGTTGGGGCTTGATGAGTGCGTAAAGATTGCATTAGCGGTATATGAGGTAAACAACTATAAGGAAATATACGAGCAAATAAAAAAAGCGATAGCCCAACCGAACGCACCCAAACTCACAACGACGGCAACGACGTAAACGTTTGGCTTTACTGGGCTATTGATACCTTGGCAAGTGAGTATGGGTGGAGCTTGACCGAGATTTTAGAACACGTATACTTTGACGATTTGTTTTACCTTGTAACTCAAATGGGTAAACGTAAGCTTGACGAATACCGTATACAACTTGCCTTAATATCAAACCCACATACTAAAGACCCAAACAATTTATGGCGCAAATTAGAGCCACCGCCCGAGATTGGGAAAAGACCCGAAACATTAGACAAAACAAGCTTTGACGTATTCAAAACAAAACTAACACAGGGCTCACACATTATAGTAAAATGATTATATGGCAAACTCATTTGATGTTGGGGCAGTCACAGCTACGGTAAAGGCGGACATATCGGACTTTAAGAAAAATATGACGCAAGCCCAAGACCAAGTAAAAGGTTTTGGTACTAATTTAAGTAAAATTGGCGAGGGTATAAAAGATTTTTCAAATAAAGCGACCATATTTACTGGCGTAATGGTTGCTGGTTTGACCGTATTTGCAAAGACAAGTTACGACGCATACAAGGGCGCAGAAGTGGCGCAAAAGTCGTTAGAGCACGCAGTATTGCAGGTAACAAAGGCAACAAAAGAACAATTGCAGGCGACAATGGATTTGGCAGACGAGTTGGAGCGCAAAGGTGTATTGGACGGTGACAATATAAAAATGGGTATGGCGCAGTTGTCAACCTTTGGGCTTTCAAATAAAGCCGTACAAGGGTTAAGCGGGTCACTTGCCGACCTTGCAGTAAACCAATTTGGAGTATCAGCAAGTGGTGACCAATTGAGCCAAACAGCCAATATGATTGCAAAGGCGCTCAATGGGCAGTTTGGTGTACTTGAAAAGTCGGGTATACGATTTACGGATTTACAGAAAAGCATTATTGCCACAGGTACCGAAATGGAAAAGGTAAAGGCAATCAATGAGGGTTTTGCACAAAACTTAAAGTTTACCAATGCGGTCGCAAAGGAAACAAGCGAGGGTGCAATGGCACGGTTACAGGTACGATTTGAAAACTTGCAGGAAAACATAGGGCAGTTGATAGCGGTTGCGATATTACCGCTTGTTAGCGCCTTGGCAGATTTGTTTGACAATAAAGCTATTGGTGAGTTTTTTGCAGATTTTCAGACCACACAACTTGCACAAGGTATATTAGCAATAAAGGACGCATTGACGCAGTTTAGCGCTTGGGTAGCCGAAAACCAAACACTCGTAATCGGATTTTTACAGGCAATGGCAATGACAATCGGTACATTGATGATTATTGGTACAGTAAACGCATTGCTTACGGCGCTACTTAACCCATTTACCCTTGTGGTAATTGCATTACAACTACTTTACTTTGCTTTTACGACAAACTTTATGGGTATACAAACCATAACGCAAAACGTAATCACAGCGCTTATGGGTTTTTTCAATGACGTTTTAATGCCAGCAATAAGCTTATTGGTACAATTTTTTACGGATAATTGGGGACAAATACAACTTGTTACACAGGTACTTTGGGACATTGTGACAAGCTTATTTACAATCGCAACTTTTGTCATTACGGAACTCATAAAGGTATTTTTGCTTAATATACAAAACTTTTGGAAAGCTCACGGCGAAAGCGTAATGAAAGGATTACAAGGGTTTTGGGACATTGTAGTTGGATTATTCAAAACAGTTACGGGTATTATCAGCGTCATACTTGCAGTATTTTTTGGACTTATTACTGGAAAATGGGACGAAGCGTGGCAAAAGATACTTAAAGGTACGATACTTGCGATACAAGGCATTGAAAAAACATTATCGGGTATTATTAGCTTTATCACGGGTTGGGGTGGCACCATACTTGGCATACTGGTAAAGCCGTTTCAAGACGCTTGGAATAAAATCAGCGAACTTGTAAACAAAATTAAAGACGCTTTGGATTTTACAAAACGCCACTCACCGAGCATATTGGATATTGTAAAAAGCGGTGTCGGCAAAGTGAATAACGCATTAAGTGATTTGCAGTTTAATACAATGCTATCGCCAAATATGATTGCGCAAACCGTGTCAAATGGCGGTAAGTCAATGAGCATTGCAAACATAAACATTGACCTTAACGGTGCAATTATAGGTGGTGAGGCGGACGCAATGAGCCTTGCCGAACGAATAGGCGACGGTATTATTGCAAAGTTGCAACACTCGGTACGCATTTAATAGTTTATAATTAAATTATGGCAGATAATACAACACTCAATACAATGACGGGTGGGGACGTTATAGCAACAGATGATATAAGCGCAGTAAAATACCCACGCACAAAAGTTACAATCGGAGCAGACGGAGTTAACGACGGCGATATTGCAAAGACAAACCCAATGCCAACGTACAATGCGATTGCCTCAATCGTTGACGGTCGCAAGGTCGTTACAACCGCAGGGTCAGCCGTTGCGCTTGGAAGTACAACCGCAATAAAACGTGTTTATATTCAGGCAGAAACAGACAATACAGGTGTAATTGTTGTTGGCGCTTCAACCGTTGTTGCTTCACTTTCAACACGACGGGGTATTGCACTAAACGCAGGCGACACACTTACCCTTGATATTGACGACATAGCCGACGTTTACCTTGATAGCACAGTAAACGGTGACGGTGTTACCTTTACTTATTACGTTTAACTTATGAGTAGCCCAGTAACAATACAGCCGATACCAAAAACTTACCTTGATACAGACAATACATTATCAGCAGATAGTGACGTAAAAGTACCTACACAAAAAGCGGTAAAAGCGTATGTGGCAAGTAGCGCACCAGCGCCAACGGTGGCAACTGGCGCCGAGGTTGACACAGGGACAGATAATACAAAAATGGTAACGCCTAAAGCCATTGAGGATAGTAGCTATGCAAAAACAAGCGCAATACCAGTAAAAGCAAGTGGAGCCGAAGTATTAGCAGGCTCGGACGACGCAAAGTTTGTAACAGCAAAGGCACTCGCCGACGCTGGTATACCAAAACTTATTGCCTCACCAGCAGATGACCACACCGCCTCGTCAAATGAACGCATAGCACTAACGGCTGGCACAGACCTCAATTTTGGTGACGTTGGATATATAAAATCAGACGGCAAAGTTGGACTAATTGACGCCGACGCCATAGCAACAATGAGTGGCTTGGTAATGTGTATTGACGCCTCAATTGCAAACAACGCAAGCGGTACGTTTATGTTTATGGGAGTTGCAAGGGACGACACTTGGAACTGGACGATTGGCGGTCTTATTTATGGAACAGTAACAGCCACAACAGGTAATACACTTTCACAAACCGCACCAACAGGAACAGACGATGTAGTACAAATACTTGGCGTCGCACTTACCGCAGATATAATGGTATTTAAGCCACAGTTAGTACAGACAGAATTAGTTTAATACTATGACAGTCGCAGTAAAAAAAATAAACGGTATTACTCGCCTTGCAACACACAAAATACTTGGTAAACAATTAAGCGAGGAGTTTTTTAATAATTTATTATTAAGTGACGTAAATTGTAAAGGATACTATCGTTTTGAGGGAAATAGTAATGACACAAAAAATGCACATAATGGTACAGATAGTAACGTATCATATAATGCCTCATACGGTAAATATGGGCAGGGCGTAAGTTTTAATGCAACAACGAGTTATATAACAGTAGCCTCGCACGCAGACAATACTAATATATTTGCTTCTGGTGGGTCAGTTTCAGTATGGATATATGCAAAAAGTTTAGGTGAGGGGTCACTTGCAAGAGTTTATGATAAGTCAGCAGATAGTACAATGGGGACAACAATATATATGGGTAGCGCAAGCGGTACAAATTATACGATAAGATTTGGAACAATTTGGGACGCACTCGCACAATGGGCAACGACAAACTATGACGTACCACAAAATACGTGGACACACGTAGTTGTTACATATAACTCGTCGTCAACAGCAAACGCCCCAATTATATATATTAACGGAGCCTCAAAATCTATAACTCAAATGAACGCACCAAGCGGTACGTTTAAGTCGGACGCTTCCGCAACATTATTTATTGGTAATAGGAACTTAAACGACAGAACGTGGGACGGATATATTGATGAGCTTATATTTTTTAATGATATTTTAACTTCAACAGAAGTTTTAGCAATATATAATACCCAAATAAAAAAGTTTATGGGTGTCAGTAACGTATAACGCTTCTTTTTTGCTACAATTAAAGTATGTCACTAATACTACTACTCGGCGGATATACCCCACCCTCGGCGCCAGCAATAACGATTTTGACGCCAACAGACGTTACCCAACACACGGCAACAGTCAATGCCTCAATCGGTAGCGGTGGCCTCACTATAACAAGGCGTGGCGTGCAATACTCAACAACCCCTTATGTAGACCGTGAGGTTGACGAAAGCGGTATTACGTGGGCTGGTGGTGCGTATGATGTTGATTTGGTAAACCTTAATGCGGGGCAAGCATATTATTACCGTTTTTATGCCACAAACTCACTTGGAACGACAACAACAGCTTGGGCAACACTCACTACGCCCGCAACAGCTTACAGCATAACTATAAACGGTGTTGACCGTACGGCAGACATTTTGGCAAACTCATTATCGGTTGAGGACATAATAAACGACCAGTCAAGTATATGCCAATTGTCGCTTATGGATATAAACGAGGTTGGATTACCCGAAACAGATGACGAGATTATTATTACCCTTGATGACGGCACAAAGCTATTTGGCGGGTACATAACAAACATAAACATTACCAGCAAAAAACAAACAGGTCGCCCCATTTTTCAAATTACTTGTGTTGATTACTCACGCATACTTGATAGCAACTTGGTACGGCGCACGTATGAAAATATGACCGATAAGGAAATCATTGACGATATTGTTACACGGTACTGCGTCGGTACTGGTATCACGACAACACACGTGGTTGAGGGCGTCACGCTTGAACAAATAAGCTTTAATTACGTACAACCCTCGCAATGTTTCAGAAAAATTGCAGAACTCGCAGGGCGTAATTGGTACATTGATTACGACAAGGATATACACTACTTCCCAATGGTTACAGATGTTGCCCCGTACCACATTGACAGCGCCGAAAACAGATATTACAACCTCAATATAAGTAAAGACGCAACACAAATAAAAAACCGTGTATACGTACGAGGTGGTACAAAGTTATCAGATTACACAACGTATAGTACAAAAGGTGACGGCGTAAAGCGCCAATTTGTATTGCCCGACAAACCACACGACGTTACTTTAACGGTTAACGGAGTAAGTAAGACACTTGGGGTTAAAAACTTAAATACCTCGGGATTTGATTATTACCTTAATTATCAGGAAAAATACGTTGAGCAAGACAGTTTAGCGAGTGTACTTGCGAGCACAGATACTTTGGCGATTACATATAAATATGACATACCAATACTCGTTGCAGTTGAGGACACACAAAGCATTATTGACAATGGGGTAAAGGAGTTTGCTATTTTTGACAAAACGATTGCAACCACTCAATCAGCCCGTGACAGAGCCACAGCAGAGCTTACAGACTATGCAAACAATCTTATTGAGGGGTCATTTATGACATATACAAATGGGTTTAAGTCAGGGCAGTATATAAACATTAACCTTGACGATTACGGAGTAAACGCCGATTACGTCATACAAAAAGTAAAGGCAGTCAGTTACGGAAACAATAATTATCGTTATGAGGTCAGTATAGCCAGCGCAAAGACACTCGGCATTATCAAGTTTTTGGTACAATTATTAGAGGCAAACAAAAACCTCATTGAGTTAAACGACGACGAGATTGTGGACGAGTTATTAACCACAACAGACGCATTGCTTAATGATAGTTTGCTTGATAGTTTGACAATTGATAGCGCAGGGCTTAATGCAACTTGGTGTACCGACAGTTTAGACAGCTTGCCAAGCACTCGGGCACGCTGGGGCTTGTTTCAATGGGGTGCTTAAAAAATTATGAAAAACTTTATACTTCCCAAAACAGATATAATGGTACCCGTCGGTAAGGTGCTTGCCATTTTGCAAGACATACACACAGGACGTGTACGTCAAAGCATTACCGATAATATGGTTGTCACTACGGGTAAAAACGCACTTGCAGACCGCCTTATCGGTACAACTTCAAATAACCGAGGAATAATTACTTACTGCGCACTTGGTACAGGTATAACCGCCCCAGTCGCAGGTAATACCGCAATGGAAATTGAGCTTTTTAGAAAACTTATTAGCGTACGGTCAGTATCGGGAAACGTCGCAACTTTTCAAACATTTTATACAGCAACGGAAGTTGAGGGGACATTGACCGAGGCGGGGTTATTTGGGGACGACGCAAGCGGGACTGCTGGAAGCGGTACGCTATTTTGTCGCACCTTAATTAACCGAGTTAAAACAACAAGCGATACCCTTACACTCGTTTGGACGGTAACAATCGGGTAATAAAAGTTAGTATAATTAAATTATGAGCACGTCAAGTTTAGCAACAGCAGG